TAAGGTTTAGTTACTTTGATTACTTCGGTGATCCTGCACTTTTAAATCGACCAACTTCTGAACAAGGGTTTTTCTTTAATATTGAAGATGGTGAACTTGCTCCAGAAGCCTGGATGCAAGTAGAGCAAAACTATATTAATAATGATCATATTGTTAGTGTATATGCCTTTAAAGACGTAACAACAAACACTGATCCATTTACTTCTGGTGGCGCACTTAACACAGCATGGACAGGCTTATCAAATAATACGGTTTGTATTTTATCACTAGGAAATAGAAACACAGCAACTGTTGATGATGGGTTCTTTGTTCAGCTTGTTGGTGGCGGTGATAATTTTATATTACAAAAAGCAAACGGAACTATTGATACTATTGGAGCAAGAAACTCTGAGTGTGATAGTTTTGTATTTGATCCGTTCAACGGTCCTGTATTTCCTACCGGAAGATTAAATAATGTAGGCGATGACTATGAGGATGAAAAACCAGCAGACTATCTTGATAGAATTACTTCTATGGAACCATATGGTTCTTGGGATGGATCAGCTTCATTTACTCTTAGTACTCCAGTAGTTTTAAATAACTCAAACTGGGTCTTTGAGGGTAGTGCAGAAGAAGCTCAAGTTTTTAGATTTACAGATGCTGATATCTATACCAATGGGATTCAAAGATGCAACGATCCATCCTCAATCGATAATATTTTCCCATTCTTTCCTTACTCAAAAACATCAGGATCTAATAATAATAAGTTCAATGATATGGGTGGGATGGACGGTACTCTTACAGTTTTAAAGAATGCTACTACCCAATACTGGGAACAAAACCTAGCTGGAACTATGGTTTCATCAGGTCAAGGTGGATTCTCAAATGATAAACGATCTGCTACTAGTACATTTAGAGGATCACTAAGTACAAAAAATTCACAGATTTCTTTTATATATAGTAATACTTTTAGTGGTTTTGTTTCTTCTTTATATGAACTTGTAGATACACAGAGAAGAGCCGTAGCTTCTCCAGCAGGAACCTTTGGTGTACTAGATGATATTGAGTTTTACAAAGCACCCTACTTTGACTTTACTACAAAAGAAGTAAAAGGTTCTTCAAAACAAAAAGTATCTTGTGGATTCTTTTCAGCTTTCTTTGTAGACGTTAGTCGTATAATTGATGCTCCACAAAATGTTTACTCTAATGTAGATGCTTTAGCTTTTAGCATGGACATGACACAGATTGTTCGTAATGTCTTTACTAACAGAGAAATAAGAGTAGCCAATCCATATCTTGTTGATACATCTACAGCTACTACCGTAGACTTAGCATTTGCTAATGGTTCTTTTGCTTCTACTATTAATGCCGCTCTTACTGGGGAAGATATCAAAAAGGTTTGTGGATACCAAAATGAAATTGCCTGGATTAATAAAGCTGGTATAGTTAAGTATGCTGGCTTTAATAGTAACATGGAAAATGTATTTACTTTAGATGAAGAAGCTTTAGATGTTGCTCTAAATAAAAATACAAATTCCTCAGCAAGAAGATTTGCTGTAAAGCTAAATCCAAGTGGTGTAATTACTGTAGCTGATGGTGCTACTGGAATTAGTGCTATTACAGATTTAGTAAATGGAACTCCAAACCAATCACCAAAGGGTTCCTATGTATCTGTAGATGCTGGGTTTGATCATGCTATTACCCTTAGAGCAGACGGTGCAGCCTTTGCTTGGGGCACAAATACTTCTGGTCAGACATCTGTTCCTGCTGGTATTTTCTTTAAATCTGTTAAAGCACATGGAAACTACAGTTGTGGTATAGATACTAATAATGTATTTAGAGCATGGGGTTCTGTTTCTGGTACTGTTAGTAATGCTTTAGATTACTGGGTTGGACCTACTTTTGTTGTAGTAAAAAAACCAATTAATGTTTCTTTTGGTCAGAGTACCGGCAATTTTTCGTACACTATATTAGGTAGTGCTCCATCCTTTGTAACAAACTTCTTTAATACATCAGTAAACTATCTTAATGTTTGCTTTACAGATACATATTTAATCGCAGAAACAACAGAAAAAGAAAACTATATTGTTACAGCTGGATCATCATCTAGTATAAGTGGATTGCCATCTACTACATCTTTCCAAGATTTAGCTATACTACACGCCGCTAACAATTATTCTTTAATAGTTGGTCAAGATGGGATTAAAGCACCGCTAAAAGAAATCTACTCAAAAGATATTGATGAAGATGGTGTAAATGAAACTGATATTAAATATACATCTATTGATCAAGCAAGTGATGTTGCTTTAGTAACCTTAGATTCTGATGGTGCTGTTAGAATTTTATATGTAAATTTACAAGCTATTGGAACAAATACAGCTATCGGTTTAAATAATTGTGTATACTTTGGTAAAGAAGATTTACTACCATATTTAACAGACGATACTGGACAGGTTCCTCAGTTAGCAGCTAATGAAGGATTTGTTAAAGTAGTTGCTTGTGGTGGTTATGATAGAAGACCATGTGTTGTTTGGTTATTACACTCTAATGGTAGTGTTTATGGCGTAGAATTAACTACATCAATTAATACAGATGTCTTTGGTCGTTACTACAAAGCAGATACACAAAGCCCACAGTTTGGACTAAACTTTACATATTTAGGTGATACCACCACAAGAATGCAAATAGACCTTTATAGTAATTGCTATCCTCCAAATACTTTTCAACCTGGAAGTACTGGTGGTTCGCGCTTATTTATTAAATGTGCTTTAAATAAAATACCAAAAGATAGCAACGGAAGAAGATTCCCAGTAATAGATTTGTTTGGTTCTTACGCTACATATGGTGGTTGCGTTTGTGCTAATACTAAGTATAATGGTAATGAAGCTGCTTTAATTCCATACCAAGAACCAGAAATTGTTCTATTCCCCCCAGTTGGTTGTCTTGTTTCACCAAGATTAAACGCCATGTTATCTAAACTCCAGCAAAGAAAGGTTACTTTAAATGAAGATGGAACTGGTGTTTATACTGATAATCCAGAGTTTAGTCGTGACTTCTATAATGAAGTATTTGCAATAATCGAAAGTAGCAAGGGCGATCCAGAAATTATTTATGCTCCACCAAGAAATGTTTCATATGCCCGTAGTCCGTTTATTTCAGCAAGTGCTGCTGACTTTACAGGATCAAACCCATCATTGGTTATTCTTGGTAATAACGGTAATTTAACTATTTTAGCAGCTCCTAATAGCTATGTAGCATTTACAGCACCAAATAATTTAAGTACATTTAGTACTGATTTGGCAACAAAAAAGTTTACAAAAACAAATGCTTCGTTTACGCATCCAGCCGCTAGTACTATTTTTAATAGAGGAACACCAGAATTAGTTGTACTTCAGTCTACTTACCTAAAACCACAGTATGTTTCAAATCCAAGTCAATTTACAGAATCTGTTGCATTTGATATTGATACTGGTGCTTCTGGTGGTTCTGGTACTATAGTAATTCCTGGATTATCTTTTGATGGTGCACCAAGTGGATTCCAACAATTCTATATTGATCAAGGATTGGTTGGTAGATTTGGTGGCGATTTTAACCTAGATAGCGAAGTAAGTGCTGTTGAGAAACAGCTTCACAATACTGGTACTAAGATTCTTAAGAAACTAAAGTGAGGTAAACATGTCTATTACACAACAACAACAACTAGCTTTGCGTCGTGGTCTTTTATATAATACCGCTACTAATCAACTTGTTACTTTTAATCCAGTAACAGCTAATACTTCTAATGTTGGAAATCTTCCAAGAACATCTTCGGTTGCTGTAACAATACCTATTAATGCAGAAGGTGGAGATACAACTGTTGATTCTGTTTTCCCACCATCACAACCAGGAGCAACTATAAATGCTATGGAAGGCAGTAAAGTAGTAACTAATGTTTCTATTTGGAATAGAGTTCAGGGTGCGGCTGGATCTAAGTATATTTTTATCAGAGATATTCTTTCATCTGATTCTGCTCCAGCTGTTGGTGATTTTGTAGAATCACATTCAGATGCTTCAGATAATATGTATTCAAACTTAACTAAAATTGTAGAGATTAATCCAACAGTTACTATGAAGATTATAGATCTAGAAATAAATCTTTATAGACCAGCTACTCCTCCAAGTAATCCTTTTGGAATACTTCAAGTTAATATAATTGCTGTACCAAATACTCCACTTGATTTTCAATTAGCCGCGTCGGAATGCGTTGGTCAAAAATTTATATTTACTATTCCAGGAGATTTATCTTCTATTGTTGCTCAATTTGTAGATACAATTTCTGGTGGACAGGAAAATAGAAATAGACTTAAAGAACTACTTGGATTTACTAATTTTTCTAGCTCTGACCATACACAAGTAACTTTTACAAACTTTATTAATGATGTTTTTAATGGTGGAACAACATTTAAAATGTATGGTGATACGGCTCCAAGTTTAGATATAGTTAGTGGTAGGCAAAAAGGAAAAGCATACAGTATTAATGATACAAGATATCCATTTCCGTTTGTTATGAAGTTTGAAAAGTATATTAATGAAGAAGATTTATCAATATTTAGTAATGGTACTGATTTACCAGAGGGTTTAATTGGTCAGTCGTTTAACCTAAGCTCACTATACTTTACCAACTCTTCTGTTTCTCCAGCAGATGCTTTCTTTAATAATGCTTCTGGATTTGTTTTACCTATATCTACTGTAGATTTAGAATTAAATACAGGAGATGGTACTGCGCCACTTAATGAAACATTTATTGCTTGCGATTTACTTTGTTATAAACTAAATAAACCATTAATAACTTTTACTGGTTCTGGCTCTATATTTTCTAAAACTAATGTAACTAATGTTGTATTTGGAAGTGAACCAGTAGAAACACAAGTTGTATATAATGGCGATTCAATTGATAAAGATAGTTTACTAACTGATTGGGAAGCTGGTTATCATCAGGCTGGTAGAATTTTACAGAACAAACTAAAGAAGTGAGGACACAATGGGAGCAAGAAAGAAAAAGAAAGCAGCGGCTGCTGGCCCTGGCCCACAGGGTGTTGGTAAGCCATCATTAAAAGAATCATTATCTAAGATTAAAGTAGAGAGAACAGAAGTTCCAAAGAAATCTATGGCTACAAGAAAACAGGAAATGTCTGCTAGCCGAGAAGAAACAAAGAAGAAGCGTAAAGCTGACTATGCTGCCAAGTCTGGTTCTACCGGAAAGGTTGTTGGAAAGGGGCCGATGTAATGATGAATGATCAAGCTCGTAAACCAGAACCAACTAAAGATAAAAAGAAAACCGGAAAGCAAAGACCTAATATGATGTCTAACCAGGGTCCTGGTGAGGATGCATCAACTGGTGTATTTGCTGGTGGTATGGGTGTAAGAACCAGAAAACGTACAGCTAAACCTACTCAATCCGCAATAGGTGGTATGATTAAATACGGTAAATAATGAAACCTAAAATTAATTTAGAGTATATTAAAAATCGGACTGGCCCAAAGCCAGATACTAAGAAACCTCAACAAGTAAAGAAAGCTAAGACTGGTCGCAAGTGACCAACAATCTTAGCAAGGAGAGATAAATGATAGACAACAACAATGCTGAACAATCTCAGCCTGTCGAGACTCAGCCAGAATTAGTTAATACAACCCCAGCTGAAGACCCTGTTACTACACATGAACGTGCTATGTTTAACAAGTACGTTAAGGATCAGGGTCAGAAGATCCCATCTAACTTCAAAGATGCGGATGCTTGGTTTAACAGCCTAATGGAAGCCCGTAAAGGCTTTACACAGGCTAGACAGGAAGTCGCTGCCCTGAAGAAGCAGTACAACGAGAATGGCGTTAGTAACCCAAATTACCAACAGCCATCTGTGGAAAGTCAGGTTCAAGAAGAGTCAAAGCAAGAAGACCTTTCTGGTGTGCCAGAGGATCTTAAGATTGCAACTCAGGATCCAACAAAGATTCCAAATAACTCACGAATTAGTGCAGAAGATTGGGCCAAGTGGGGCAAGGAAATTGACTCCAGTGGTTCCGTAAGTGCAGCTACTCGTAAGGAAATTAAGGAAAAGATGGGTGCTGATGATGTGATTATTGAACAAATGATCCGTGGTCGCAAGGCATTAGCCAAGCAATCATGGGACGATGCCGCTTCGGTTGTAGGAGGAGGAGACAACCTAAAGCGTCTGTTCAAGTGGGCACAATCTAATCTTACTAAAGAAGAGGTTGATGCCACAAACCGTGCCTTGCAGACTACTGCATATAAGAATGTCTTGCTGGGCTTAAAGGCTAGATTTGAATCAGAAACACCACAGGCAAAGCCACAAGCTAAGGAACCACAGGCTTTGCAAAACAGGGTTAATCCCTCACAGGTTCCTCAACAAGTGCAAGTATTCAAGAATATGGCAGAACAAAAGGCTGCTGTAGCCGATCCCCGATATCGTACTGATCCTAATTTCAGACGGGCGGTTGAGCAAATGCTTGTTAATACTTCACGGTTTGGTTTTAGAAATCGTTAACTCCGTATAATCTTGTAAGAAAATTATATAAGTATTTCTTACAGACACGGAATAATTGATGGTTTCTCCTATTTATTTTTTAACAGAGAGAAACTTTTTTAAGGAGAAACAATATGCCAATTATAGGCGAAAACATTAATCCAATCTTTCCAGTAGGTAACAGCACAGATGCTTGGCCAGATGGCGGCACTGCTCCATCTTCAAACTCTATTCCAGCAGTATCTGGTGCTTCAGATCCTAACTACTGGTTACCAATTTGGAGTGGCGAAGTTATTAATGCCTACGATCAGTACAACATCTTTGAACCAATGGTAATGACTGAGACTATTGAATCAGGCACTACCAAGCGTTTCCCAATTACCGGAACCGTTGGTCACAAGGGTGTATGGAACGCTGGTGAAGAACTACTAGGTGATACTGGTATTTCAACCCCAGGCTGGTTCGACATTTCACTCGATCAGCGTCCAATGGCTGCCTTCTTTGAGCTTGATGATATTCATCTTATGCTCACTCAGTGGGACTATAGAGCCGAGCTAGCTCGTCAGGCTGGCCTTGCTCTAGCTAATGTTCGTGACAAGCAGATTGCTTGCATGATTGCTCAGGGTGCTTTTGCTAATAACCGTAATCCCTTTGGTTCTGGTTATGCTGGTATGAACAACTCAAGCAACCTTATTCTTCCACCCAATGCAGTATTTAATGCTCTAGGTAACACTAAGTGTGACCCAGATCCAACTACTGCTAAGGAACTAAGAACAAACGCCGCACTAGCTCTACTTGAGTATCTAGAGCGTTACATGGTTCACCTCCAGGAAATCGATGTTGTTGGCGGCGAAGTTTACTGCGCCGTTAGCCCACAGGCTTTCCACGACATCCGCGCTCTTGGTATTGCCCGCGTTGCTGGTGATCTCGTTGGTGGTGCTGGCCGTCCATTCTTCGGTGGCGTTGCTGAAGCTGGTGGTCTAGGTGCTCCACTTAACACTGGTATGTTTGGCCTATCTGATACCCTTGAGTACATGGGTGTTAAGATTGTTAAGAGCAACCACCTTGCCCAACTTGACTTTACTTGGGTTAGCAAGGCTGGTACCGCTACAACTAAGGATATTGCTGTAACTGGTATTCCAGTATTAGGCAATACCCTTGCTGTTGTAAATGATCTAGGTGATGCTAAGTATGACTTTAACTGGGGTCAAACTATCGGTGTATCAGATACAAACGGTTTGTTTGGTAATGGTGATACTGCTAAACCAGTAAAGGCTTTGATCTGGCAGCGTAACGCTGTTTGCTCAATGCGTCTACAGGGCATGAAGGTTGAAACTGTTAAGGATGTCCGTAGAGGTACATTCTTCACCGTTAGCAGCATCATGGCCGGTGCTGGTATTCTACGCCCAGAACTCTGCGGCGCAATCCAGGGTGACATCTCAGCCCTCGCTTAATTTAGCGTTTAGCTAATCTATGCCTAGGGAGCCGAAAGGTTCCCTAGGTATTTTTTTCTATAAGGAGGTTATATGAAACCATATAATCCAATTCAACAATCGTCAAGAGGACTTGGAGATTCCGTAGCTAAGTTTATTAAAAAACTAGGCATTGAACAAAAGCCTGGTTGTGGCTGCGAGAAACGACAAGAGATGCTTAATAAGTTAGTGCCCTATAAGAAAGGATCAAAGTAATGGGTTTGTATTCGTATACGGATGCTATAAACCACATGTTACTTGCTTCCGGTGAGCATTTGGTTAATGATATTCAGACAGACTCTGGTGTTGATACCAGTGTTGCTCAGTTTATTCTTAATCAAGCCATCAAGTCTGCAACAATGCGGGGTATAGCAAACAATAGGTTTGTAGATACATATGAGCCTGAAGTCGATGGTAAGATTTTACTACCAGCTAATGCTTGCTATGCTCAAGTTGTTGAGCCGTTGTTTGATTCTACGACGGGGGAGGTGATCCAAACTACTATTAAGTCCAATCCACCTCGGCTTTTCAACATTACCAAGCAGACAGATGTATTTGACAAGGCTTTAAAAATAGAAGTAATTGTATTACTTGGCGATCCCACAAGTTTATCTAATCCATATGGTTGGAATGATATTGATTCTCCACTACAGCGAGGAATTATGGAAACCGCTGCAAGAGAATATCAGGCTGTAACACAAGGTGATCCACAAGTAGATGCATATTTAGCTAGCCGAGAACAATTCCATATGGCTAGGGGTAAAGCTTCTGATATCTCTAAGAAGCGTCGTAGTATATTTAACGGAGATCCAGGAACAAGAGCTTCCGTAGATCGCCGTGGTATACTAAGCAACGATCCATACTTTACTAGAACGAGGTTTTAATATATGGCTTTTATCAGACTTCCAATTAACTCCCTAAGTGGTGGTGTCGGCAGACAAGCTCCCACAAAGCGTTTAATGTCCGAAGCCCAAAACATTGACAACTGTTTAGTTACTCTTGAGAAGTCTGTTGAAAAGCGACCTCCACTTACTAAAGTTAGTTGTGAGGGTGGTTCACCATACTTAGGTCAGACAGAAAACTCTCCCCTTAGTGTAAAAAACTCTACCCCACCAACAAACTTCTTGAACCCACTTGATCCCAATCAAGAGGGTTCTTTAACAAACTTTAATACAGACAATCTATTCTTCCATTTTTTAGATATAGATGGATACAATAGATACTGCATTATTGTTAATAGAGCTGCCTATAAGTTTAATCCACTAGAGATAAATAGCTTTCATTATGAGCCAGCTAGCTTTGGTGTTTCTATTGATATTAAACTAGATGATTTTATTTCTGTATATAGAATTGAACCAACAGAATGGATTAAAGAAACGGTAGATAATTCTGAGGGTATTAATAATACTAGCGGATTTAATCGAAGTATATTTGAGTATTTAACATTTGGAAATAAAGAAGGCAATAATACCTATCGAATGGCTAATCAGCAGATCCAGGTATCTCAGTCAACTGCAATGCGTGATACCTTTGGTGCCATTGATTATGATGTAGGTATTATACTTTGGAATAAGTTAGTTCCGCTGGATTATCTACCTAATAATGCTGCTTTAGAAAGCAGTGGTGGTGGGTTTAAAAGCCAAGGATACTATGCATCTATTCCAAATAATGAGTATATTCATTCTGGTGATGTCATTAACTACAAGATTGCCGCAAGACCACCTGCTTATGATGGAGTTAATGTTACTGATCCAGCCATACAAGAAGATATTCTAGGTTCTTTTGATACATCCGTTCCTCCAGAATTTATAGAGAATCCTCGTTATTGGGATAATGTAAGAGATGATATTGTCTTTGAAGTAGATGCTTCAAACGATCTATTTGAAGAAGTTGAAAAAGGTCAGAGCAGAGAAAACTTTGGTAATATACCACAGATTGTATCTCTTGGATCTACTGAAGGTGATGTTTCTACTGATGTTCGTGACCCAAATGGTTGGCAAGCAGTAAGAATGCTTCATCATTATTATGACAATCCTAGAAATATTCCAATTCCATTGGTTGGTGAGATTGAAACTATTGATTGGAATAAGGATCATTACCATAGAACATCTCCACTGCCAGCAGAAGATAGAGATGGGGAAACAAGTTACTGGGGTTTTGTAAAAAGAATCCATACTTTGAAAGAGTTAGATCAGAGGGTCCTAATACTGTATTTGATCACAGACGATTTCCACTAATTATCTACAAGGATACAGCAACAGATGGTAAGTGGCGTATAAAGCATATGCCTCTGTTTGCCAGAAGATCAGGTACATCCTTAAACAACCCAGGTCCTAAGTGTGTAAACAACAAGGAAAAGGTTCAGTCTGTAGCTATTTGGAAGAATAGACTTTGGATGGCTACAAACAATAACCTATTAGCTAGTAAAACAAATTCATTCTTTAATTTCTGGATTGATGATGTTAATAATATTACAGAATCAGATCCTATTGATATTCAAGCTAGCGTTGGCTCATACAATAAACTAAGTCACATTGTACCATATCAGAATATCATGCTTGCTTTGAGTTCTGGTTCTACTCAGTTTGAAGTTAGGGGTGGGTCTTTAGATACAAACATCTCAGCATTTAATGTTGAGTTTAGACCTACATCTTACTTTAGTACTTCTAAGTTAGTAGCTCCTCAGAAGATGGCAACAAGTATCTTCTTTATGGATAATGGAAAGAGTTACCTATATGTATCTGGTGGATCTATGGGTGATGAGTTTTCCACAAGCCAGGACATAAGCTTTCACTGTAGGGGTTATTTACCTGATGTCATCAGTACTATTACAGCAAGCTCAGCAACAAACTCTATCTTTGCAGTAGACAACGCTAATAAGAATGAAGTCTACGTCCATACCTTTAGAATAAATAATAATGCAATTGCTCAGAATGCTTTCCATAGGTGGATACTTTCTGTTAATGATAATATTGTTGCAATGCAAACGTATGAAAAAGATATGTATTTAATATCCAAGCGGCAAGTAAGTAATCTTGGTCCAGCCGAAGGACTAGCTGTATATTATATATCACTTGAGTCTTTACCAGTAACTACCCCTATGTTGGATTGGTTACAGAAGATTGAAGCAATTGATATTGTATATGATTCAGTATCAGAAGAGTCAACAATTAGTTTACCTGTATTTGATCCATTAATTGACTATGTAGTTTTACATGCAGACTGGGGGGCAAATGCATATAATGCCTATGAGGTTACAGAAAACTTTGCTGATCCTATTACTGGTCAAACCAAAATCAAGGTTTCTGGTGATATCACTGAAGATGCCGTTTGGGTTGGTAGATCATATCTAATGAATGTAGAACTATCGCCACTTGTTGCTAGATCTAGTGATGATGCTTCGTCTGTTAGTGAGGGTGTTCTTAATGTTAAAAGACTAACCACTAGACACTTTAACACTGGCAACTATGATGTTATTATTCAACGCAAAGGTAGAGCGCAGTCAGTAACTACATTTGATCCTATGGATTTAAATAATCCATTAACACCAGTAGGAAACCTAAAAATCTCTGGAGTAGGTGAGCACTTTGCTAAGGTTCTTTCTTTTTCAGAAAACCTAAGTATTTACATCCAGTCTCCCTACCCTACACCATGTAATATCACAAACATAGAAGTAATTGGTACATTCAGACCAAGAAATACAAGTATTGAATAAGGAGAGACAATGCCCTGCTATAGTTATAATGACGGTAATCCTGTATTTTATGCAGACAATATTGAAAAAGTATATTCAGCAAGTGGAGCAACTTACTCTTATTCAGACATCTACTGGATCTGTGAGTTTCCTGTTACGTCCCAGTTAAAAGTGTATACTAGAGCTTCTGCTGGTGCGGAAGAAACACAGTTAATTGAAAATACCCATTATACTTTTGATGTTACAAACAATAATATAGTATTTGTTAGTGCTCCTGCTACTGGCCAGGTTGTAATTAGACGTAGCACCCCATCTGATAGAATGTTATTTAGATTTACTGATGGTGCTAAGCTAACAGCAGAGCAATTAAATACATCTTTCCATCAGTTACTTTTTACTATCCAAGAAAAAGAGTTTGCTAGTGATAAGATATCTTATTTTTCAACTGGTGGGCTTACTGTAGAAGGTGGTATTAGTCCATTAGTATTTGATTTAGATAGTATTGGCATTGGCCAAACTTTAGTATGGGATGGTAGTAAGTTTGTTCCTGGTGAGGCAGGCACAGGAACAGGAGGTAGTACATTCTTACCGGTGTTAACAACTCCAATTGAAGAAGGTAGCTTACTTGTAGTTAGTGGTGTTCCACTTCAGTGGAGAAACAGCGTACCAACTGTTAATATATTTCAAGATAATCTAATCTTTAAAGACAGAGTATTCTACAAAAATAGAACTATTGGTAATGATACTTCATATACTAGTGATGGATCAAGTATTAATGTCTCAACCAAATCTTTTTTAACTCGGTTTAAAACCACATCTCCAAACTTACAATGGGTTTTACTAGATGCCCCTACTGGATATCATCTTATAAAGACTTTAATTCCGTCTGGTGGAGTATTTAAAGAACCAGAAGAATGGTTTAACTGGGTACAGGAAACCCTAGACGATATTATAATTGATTCTGGTAATCCAACCAAAATGAAGTTCTATTGGAATTTAGGATTAGGTAGAGAACCGTATACAGCTAAGAGTAATGCTACATTTACAAATGGAAATCCAAACGATGCTGGATATGAAAATTCAAGAAACAGACCCCTAAATAGTACAGATACTCAGTTTTGGGATCACCCAAGAGAGTTCTATTCTCCATTTGGTTATGTTCATTCAAGATTCTTTGGTGATCCAACCGTATTAAATCCAAGAGAAGAAGAAGAGGGTATTCTCCTTTCGTCTATTACAACGGATAAGAATCTTACTATTATTGATATAAACTTTTTTTCTTACAACAACACCTGGAGTCATAGATATGACAATCCTTGGGTATATGGTGAAGCAAAAACACGAACCGGCCTTACTCCATTCTTTAATGATCCTGATGAATTTGAGGGTTTTAATTCAATATTAAACCATAAGTCCAAAGTTTATGGTTATGGTGTTAAGGCATTTTATTTAAGTATTCCTCAATGTACTACAAGTACACTAAAGCTACCTGTATTTACAGCAACAAATACTTATTTCCACATGGATACCTCAGTAGATGGTGGTGTATCAGAAACTACAGTAAAAAACGAAATAAACCAACTTGGATATGAATGGGAATCTGAAGATCCACAAACACAGTTAGCTACTGGTACTAAGCGTAGTTATTGCGATTATTATTTACTTGGTTTGCGTGATTTAGCTTTTGCTGCTGCTCGTCCACTATATCAATACGCAGAAAATCAAGACCTATCAGAACCAAAGTATAGAGACAATTTAGCAAGATATTTTAAGGGTGGCATAATTAAAGCAGATTATTCTGGGTGGAACACATTAAGTTCTGGTGTATTTTGGACTAATGGATTTAAACGCCTAGAAATTTCTTCAGAAACAATTAGACCAATTACTTTTAAAATACCAGAACAAATCATTTATTTTAATGAAGCAGCTCTTGCTTTGGGTATTTCTCCAACAAGAACAACAATAGATGATGTAAAACAGGATGTTAGATTCCAAGGTTTATCTCGTTATTTTATTCCAGCATATGATGATGTCAGTTCTGATCAATGGAATGATACTAGATTACATAGGTTTACATCTCAAGGTTTAGATAAGTCACCAGCTCCATCTGGTACATTTTATGGTGGTGGTTATTATTTTAAAGCAGATGGATTCTGGAAAGATTGGTCAAGTGTTTGGAGTACTGATACAACCTCTCCAACAAATATTAGACAGTATTTCTTTAACATGAGTAACGAAGCTTGTGTTGATTGGTTTATAACTGAAACAAATCTTAATACTAGTGGCGTAGTTAATGCACCAACAAATAATGCTTATTATAACTCTTTTAATAAGATGCCAACTATGTCAACTATTAATGCTACTGCTGGTCAACTCGGTAATATAAAAGGAAAATATTTTGTACCGTGGATGTATAGACCAAACGAACTACATGCTACTACGCCAACACCACCAGCAGTAGGTTATATTACAAATGGATATCAAGGAAATCACTTAATAAATATTGATGGTAATTGTTTATTCTCTCAAGCTTCTGGATTTATTCCAGATCCTGTAGATGAGTATGTATTTAGAATTGTTTCAAAAAATACAATAGCAAGCTTAGTTAGAGATCCAAATAAAGATGTATTAAACTCGTCTGTTATTCTTGAGTGGGGCCTTACAAACCAACCAGGCTCTGGAACCACAGAAACACTAACGGATATTGCAGATATCTTTGCTGATACGTCCGATATAGAATCACTCAGAGCATCATCAAGATATGATTACTCTAAGTTAAAGGTATATATTAAAAACGAAAAAGTTGAAATGCATGATACTACTCCTAGATATGTAATTACCCTAGCAGTTCAAACACCAAGAATTAAATCAATAGGTTATTCAAAAGTATTTAGAAGATTTACTTCACAAGACTTAACATTAAACTATCCCCAATGGGATTCTAATTCAGATGATACTGAAAAAGATGGCGGCCCTTGGAACTTTAGTTTAATTGATTTTAGAAATACTACTACATCAACTGGAACAGCTTTATATAATGAATCTGCTTTTAACGTAAATACAGTTTCTTTTGGTGATGGTACTATGGATTCTGTAGAAGGAAATCTTGGAACCACAAGAATATCTTCTATTGCTCCAACTATTTCTGGCCGTAATGAATGTGCTGTAAAGTTTACAAGAGCCGGTATTCCAGGTAATCTTTGGATTAGACTGTCTGTTCTAACCTCAGATGCTTGCGAGCCATTGCTTGTTGGACTTGATCCAGATAACCTTAACTTTAGTGAATTTACAGGGGAGTAACAATGGAACAAGAAAAACCAAATTTATCATCTACAATACAATGGATTCAGTTAGCTGTACTAAGTATAGGTGTTGGTGGTTTTTTTGTTGACATTGGAAAAAGAACCCAACAGCTTGATAAAACAAATCAAGACTTATCAGAACTAAAGATTATAGTACAGGATCTAGTAAAAGCACAGATTCAAATATCATCAAATGATGCAACACATAAACTTATGTTAGAAGACCTTAAAGCTAGGGTTGTTGAGTTAGAAAGAAGGAAGTAATGTATAAGTATTTATTACTACTATGTTTAGTTCTAGTTGGATGTAAATCCCCAACTGCTCAAATAGCAAAGGATGCTAATCAAGTATCAACTTTAGCTCAGTCTTCTAAGGAAAGATTCATTAGAATTGATGAAGCCACAAAAACCGAGGTTATAGATGTTGCGTCGATCCAAGCAGAGGCATCTGCTGGAACGAAAGAACAAGATACTATAGTTGATCTAACTAAGTCTACTTTGGTTGCGTTAACCAAGGTAGAAGACGAGGTTCCTTGGTGGGCTAGTTTATTATCTTATATAATGATTACTCTTAGTATAATTGCTGTATGCTTTATACTTTGGTATACCGGACTAGGTACATTACTTAAGAGTATATTCTATTCTTTAGGTTTATTTATTCCCAAAGCTAAACTAGAGCAGGCTGAACTAGCTAAGAAAACGCTAGATGAGTCTGATCCAGTTACCCCCAGGGAAATGGTTGCTGCATTACGGGCATCAGACCCAGCCTTTGATGCGGCTTATAGTAAGTTAAGTAAAAAGGAGAATTAATATGGAATCATTTTTAGGTAGTCTTTGGTTTGCTGGTATGTTATTTGTTTGTGGTTATGTTCTAGGTCACGTTCTTCCAATCAGCAAGCTAGGCAAGAAGTGATATGAAGGAGCATTTAAACAAGCTACAGGAGTTGTTAATTGCTCGTCTTATTGCCGACTTTGGCGATGAGGCCAAGTGCACTCCTGGTTTTTATACCGTAGTCCGTGGTATTCTAAGCGACCACAAGGACCAGGTTAACAAGATTCCAAGCGAGTCTATTGAAGCTGTGGAGCAGGCTATGAAGGATGCTGCTCCCTTCAAGATGAAGAAGGCCGCTTATTAATAGGAGATTTGGATGCGGGTTCCCCAAGAAGTTGTAGATGATTTTAGAAACCACCTTTACTTTTGTTTTAAACATCTCGGTCTTGGGGAACCTACCCGAATCCAGTATGAACTAGCTAGACAAATCCAAGAAGGACCTGATGACCAGATTATAGCCGCAGGGCGTGGTACTGGTAAGTCAACCATTACCGCTTGCTTGGCAAGTTGGGAGTGGTTAAAGAATCCAAACTGTACTTTCTTGGTATTGTCTAATACTCAGGGAAAAGCTATTGACTTTGTTTCCCAAGCTAGAAAGATTTTATCTGTTGTTCCTTACTGTACTCATCTAATCCCCGGCGATACAGATAAGGACAATGCCCTTGGTTTTAACGTAACCGTTAGAACCAAGTTTACTCAGGACTTAAGCTGTGCTGCCCGTGGCATTACTGGGCAAATCACTGGTCTTCACGCTGATAGAATTATCCTAGATGACATTGAGATTGCTGGTAAGAATGAAACCCCAATAGGTAAAGAAAACTTACTTAAGAAACTTAATGAACTAGAATCTATCAGAAACAAACCATCTAGGGTTATCTTCCTAGGGACACCCCATTATCAGGACTCTATCTATAATGTCCTAAAGGGGTCATACCCTATGATTAAGTACCCAGCCGAGATGCCTAATCCTACCGTACCCCATGAGGTCGAGGATGTGGCTCCCTGGGTCCTAGAGCTTGATATAGAGCCAGGAGATGCAACACAGCCAGAACGGTTCGACCGAGCCGAGCTAGCCGCTAGACAGGCTAAAATGGGGCCTAGTGCCTATGCTCTTCAGTATCGTCTGATAACATCCCTAGCAGATGCCGATAGATATCCTCTAAAGCTACGGGATCTTATTGTTATTGATATAGACCCAGAGGTTGGGCCGGATAGGTTAATCTGGCAGGGCCAGAACCAACTAGCTGGTATGCCTATGTTTGGTATTTCTGGTGACATAATACCAGAGCCTATGCATGTATCAAATACATTCTTACCTTGGCAACATATGCATATGACTATTGACCCATCGGGTAGGGGTACAGACCAAACCGGTGTATGTATTTCTTCAGTTCTTAGTGGTATGGTTTTTATCCATGAGCTTCTAGGAATAGAAGGTGGTTATGATAATGCCACATTACTTAAGATTGCAAAGCTTGTAAAGGAATACAAGATACCACTAGTTAGGGTAGAATCTAACTTTGGTGATGGTTTGTTTACTAAGGTTTTAACACCGTTTTTAGTAGAACACTGTGGCCATGTTGGTATCGAAGAATATAGGGTGTCTGGTCAAAAGGAACTTAGAATAATAGAAACACTAGAACCAGTCATGTCAATGCATAGGTTGGTCATAGCTAGAAAAGCAATTAAAGACGAACAGAATCAAATGCAACTCACAAGGTTACATCGGGGTCGTGGTGCATTACGCCATGATGACCGTGTTGATGCTTTGTCAGCTGCTGTAGAGTTTTATAAAAGCCACATGTCAGTGGATACAAAGAAATCAATGCAAGATCTTGAAAAGAAGATCTGGGAAAAACGAATTAAAAATTGGGCTGATAACTTCAGGGCGGGTGATTATTATCCCAATAGCGGAGCTACAAAGCTAATCGCAACAAACCACAAACCAAGAAAGAAAGGTAAAAACCAATGGGGATGGTAAGAGAATTATTTTCATCAGCACTTGTCATTACATTAATGATTCTGATTGGAGAGTATTATCCTTTAGATAATACTTGTTTCCTCCCTATTGCCCTTGGAGCTATGTCTTTAGCTCAGGGAGTTATGGGTGGTATGGCAGCATCTGCAAAAGCAGAAAGAGAAAACGAAGAAGCACTAGCAAAATGGGGAGCAGCTACTGTACAAAAAGCCTGGAATAATTCAAAAGCTCAGTTAGAAGCTGTACAGCAGTTTGAAAACCAATTAAAAAAGAATAGACAAATATCCGAATCAGCTTTTGCTTATAACTATGATTCAAAAGAAGCAGCTAAGGTTGCTAATGTTTATAGACAAGAAGCAACATACAATGCTGCTACTGCTGGTAGGGCTGCACTCACATCTTCGGTTGGTGCCCGTGGTATTGCGGCTAAGTCTGGATCTACTACAGCAATGCTTATGGCTCAGGCTAAGTCTATGCTTGAAGAGAATGAAAAGCAATCAATGGAATTTGATCAGCAAATGAAAAACATCGATACCCAAACAAAGAACATGATGAACCAGCGTAGCGAAAACGTATTTATCGCTGATTTCCAGGGATATGATGCTGCACCACAGCTACAGGATACTCAATCTCCATTAATTGGTGGGATAATGTCGGGTGTTGCTGGAGCATTTGGTGGTATGTTAACTGGTGGACAACTATCTAATCAAATGGGTAGTGGCGGTATTGGTGGTTTATTTGGTATGAGTGGTGGAATTTTTGGTGGAAGTCAATAAGGGGAATAAACAATGGCAATAGATCCAAGAATATTAAAAATTGGTGGTGATCGACAAGTAAATCTTAATGTAACTCCCGGTACTGTACAAGAACCTGGCAGAACAGTTGGAGGTAGATTTCAAGTAGGAGCACCACAACAAGCCGTTGGACCAAGTGGAGAAGAAGCCTTATACCAAAGCTTATCCTATATAGCTGGGGGGATTGTCGATTCAGCTCAAAATATAGAACAACTTGCTGGATTTAATAATGATATTCTTTGGAGTAAATGGTATGATGATCAGTGGGAAGGACCAAACAGTAAACGAAGATCCATACTAGATGACCCAGAAATATCTAGAGAAGACAAAAGAAAAAAACTAATTGAACTTCTTGATGCTGCCCCATCAAACGGCGCAAATAAAAATAGAAAAGCTCAAATCTATGGAGACTGGCTAGACCAAGATCCAGATTCAACTAATTTATTTCAGGGAGATTATACTAAGTTCCAAGAAGAAACCTTAACTTGGTCACCAGAAGATAGGCTTAGAGAATTTAATACTAGATTTAATTATGAATTACAATCTGGCATGCCGCAAGCAATGTCTTTATATCTTGGATACCAAAAAGATTTACAGAATCACCAAGATGAAATTGCAGTAACTCAAGGTCAACTTAGTTTGCATAGAACAGCTGGGTTTATGGCAGATGTTTTTGATGCTGTTGTAGAGGATGAACTAGGTAATCCTACTTTACTAAATACTTTAAGACAAGAAGCTGAAGCTTCTGGAAGTATTCCCCAACTAGAACAAGTAATCGGTCAGGTATCTCTTATTAGAGAAAAGGGTGCTCAATTTGAAGTTATTAAAAGTACTTTACTAGACACACTTAACATAGAATCAAATACTGATCGATACTCACCATTTAATCATTTGATGCGTGACAAAATTTCTTCAGTTGCTTATACACTAAGCCGAGAAATGAGTAAAAAACAAGCAGAATCTAATGCTAAGTTTGAAGAACTAAATAAACAAACAGTTAGAAATCAGTTTAGTTCGGCTGCTTTACCAAAAGATCCAACACAAGCTTCAGTAGAAGTATCTGGTGTATTAGCTACAACTAATTTATTTGATCCAAGAGATACAAGTGAATCTTTAGCTACAATTACTAATGGTATTGTAACAACTGTTGACAACTTAAATATGAATCAACAGGAATCTATTGACTATGCTACAGATCTTTTAATTAAAACATGGGAAAATAGTACCCCTGCTCAAAGACAATCATTAGTTGCTATGGGTTTAATTAAACTACCAGAAGAAGCTTCAGAGTATACTACTAAAACTCTTTTAACCCAACCAAGCTTTGCAGAACTTAATAGAGAAGAAGTTAAAGAAGTTGTTTCTACTACATTAAAATCAAATAATAGATTCTTAAGTGCTGTTGAACGACAGGTATCTGCGTCAGTAGCACCATTTATTAATACAGATATAACAGGTCCAGCAGCAGCTGCTCAGTTACCAACACTATTAGACTCTGTTGGTAATCAAATTCAAACTACAGAAACAACACCCGAAAGAAAATATATCGAAATACTTAGACAAACCCATACAAGCAATATATTACTAGGTGATGGCGGCAGAAATGTATGGACTTATGGTTTAGGATTCCCACCAGAAGAGTATGATTTATATGTTGCTGCTAATATGGGAGACAGATCACCAGAAGCAGTAGCTATATTAAAAAAATATGGCCCAGTAGAAAACAAAAACAAAGAAAACGAAGGTATAGCTAGCTTTGTTAGTACAGATGATAAAGTTGGTATTGCTTTAAATGCACAGATTAATAAAATACTTAATGAAATTGGTGGTATTAAGACTGAATCAGGAAAACAAAGTGGTGTGTTCTCACCAGCTGAATTAAAGGGATTAACTACTGTTGGTCTATCTGCTCAAGAATTACAAAATGCTGCAAATACCGCCGCTCAAGAAAATCCCCAAGTATATAATCTATTTCAAAAAGTAAATAAAGCAGCTAATGGACTTGCATATAATAATAGAGTAGGAAAAACTGTGTATAGTTTTGGTATTCCTGTATCATATAATGGACTTCCTATTTCAAATTCACAAATTATACAGGCAGCAAACCAAGCACAGGCTGAAATAAACGAACTTAAAAAATCAAATCCAACTTTAGCTGCTGCTAGAGCTACAATAGCAGAAGAAGAAATAAAAACACTAGCAGTTAGGACAATTGCTTTATCTGGTTCTTTAGAACATCCAGGTATTGTTGGAGATAAACCAGAGGACAAGGCTAATCAACAAGCAGCAGTAACAAAAACCGTAGAAGCTGCTATAGCTGCTGAAAGAGATTTTAATCTTTTCTTTAAACAGAGCAATCTTCAAACCAGTAATTTCTACGGTGAGTCTCCAGCAAATACAAATATTAGTACCGTTCAAATTGTAGATGACGGTGGAACACTACAGCAAGATAATTATGCTAGGGCTGTATTTATGGTTAATCGTGGGTTCTATAAGATGGACGAATTACGTCCAAGATTTGGTAAAGCTTTCGCTGAGTTTGGCTCTAAGAACGGAAACCTAGCAGAAGTAAGTAAAGAAAGTCAGATGTTTTTATTTGCTGTAGCTGATGGTATTGCTAGTAGAGCTGTTCTTATTACAAGAGACAATCCAGCACTACTCCAAACTGAAATTGAATCGCAAATTCAAATGATGGTTGTAGGATCAGATATTGCTAGATATGCTCCTGCAATTAAATCATTAGTAAGTTTAAAGTTGGCGGATAATCCAGACTTTAGTAAAACAAATGGTATGAGATTTACTGTAAGTAATCCAGATGAAACTTTTTCTAGGCTTACATCAGATAAAAAAACAACACTTACATCTTCGGCTGAAGACAAAAAATCAAGAATGTTTGAACTTCAACGAAAATTGTTATCTGGTTCTGCTAGGTTAGTTAAACAAGAAACAACACTTAAACCAGCTGATTTAAGTAGAAGAACTTCTTGGT